TACTTAACTGCGTTTAGAAAAACGATGGTTATGAGAATGCCACCAGCAGACGAAAACAAAGTACGTGCAATCCATCAAGAAGTAATGGGAAATCCAATACCAATGTGTGGTTCTTGTTTTGTAGATTCATTTACAAGCCTTGTAATACGTGCAAGATTTGAAAAGGAAACTAAAATACCAACAATTACAGAAGTTGAAAACAACGCTTTAATTTTAGCCCAACTTGCAGACGATGAACAAAAGCCTAAACGCAGAAAGAAATAGTTTTAACGGAACTTGGAATGATGCCAAATGTTTCGAACACGAAATGAAACTTTCGATTAATATGGATAATCAAGGATATGTATCTATGTTTGAAAATACGGCTAAAAAAATACGAGAGATAACCAATGCAAAATCGTTCACAGACTGCGGTGGTGGTATGGGTGTCTATGCCTATGCAATGCGTGATATCCTTAACAAGTACTATGACTTATCACCCTTACATTGTGAGTATGCCAGTAAATATATTCCTAAAGAGAAAATCATTCAAGGAGACTTTACCACGCTTAAAATAGATGAAAAAGAATTGGTATCGTCTATTGAAGTTATGGAACACATAGAAGATGAAAAACTCATTCCATTTTTAACTAACTTAGAATGCAAGTATTTTCATTTTAGTAGCACACCACACAAAACAGATTTCGACGTTGAGTGGGGGCATATTAACATCAAACAAGAAAACGAATGGATAAAACTATTTGAAGACTGTGGTTTTAAATATCATAGTAATGTAGATTTACCAACAACTTGGAGTTTATTATTTACAAAATGAAAAAACACACAAAGATTTATATGGACTATTTCGGCTATCACTTAACTGATTGGATTCCGTGTGAAATTTGTGGCAATGCTGGTAACGATATTCACCATATAGAATGTCGTGGAATGGGTGGCACTAAAAAAGAAGACACGATTGAAAACTTAATGTGTCTTTGTAGAGGTCACCACGTTCAATACGGTGATAAAAAACAACACAAAGAGATGTTAAAAGAAATACATTTGAATTTTATGAAGTACAATAAAAAAAACGTGAAATAATCGAGAATGGCAAACGAACAAAACTTGAAGAAATTTCTACCAGGAAACAATGCAAACCCTAATGGTAGACCTAAAAAAATAGTTACCAAACTTAAAGAACTTGGGTATTCAAAAGACGATGTAAACCAAACGTATATGAATATGATGGCAATGAATAGGCAAGAACTTGAAGCAATAGACAAAGACAAGACTGGTCAATATACAATCATTGAACAGATCATTGCTGGTTCATTGGTTAAAGCGCACGACAAGAACTCATTATTCAATCTTGAGACTTTAGTTACAAGGGTACACGGAAAACCAAAAGAGACAGTAGACAATAATATTAAAACAGAAGAACCAATAACAATTACATTAAATTTAAAACAATGACAGAAACAATTTATCTCGGGAATGGTTGGGAAGACCAGTACGGAAACAACGTATCAATTAACATCGAAAAACTAAACCAAGCCATTGCAAGTGGAAAACTTGAAGTCAACAAATATGGTGATGTAAAGTTAAGAGTTGGCAAACTTAAAACGCCAAACGAAAAAAGCAAAGCGACGCATTATGTTGCAGTACCTAAACCTAAAAACGATTTGCCGTTCTGATGAAAGCAATACTTGAATTTAACTTGCCCGAAGATAGCGAAGATTTTAACCTTGCATTGGATGGGGCTAAATGGTCAATGGCAATGTGGAGAATAAACGCATTTTTAAGGTCAGAAATCAAACACCCAACCGAAGGAATGAGTGACGATACATTTAACACCTATGTAATTGTAAGGGATAAACTGCACGAAATTTTAGATGATGAACAATTGAAACTATGAAGGTATCGTGGAGATTAACAACAGAACAAAAACCAAGCGACGACAGACCAGTTTTGACGTCTGACAATTTGGTTGCATATTATGACGATGAAATGTGGTACGATTTCCAAACAGACATCGTTTTAAAATCACCTATTTATTGGATGCACATTCCTTTATTACCAGGCGAATGAGAATATTAGTATTAATGGATTCAGCAAGTGGGGTGAGCTTTCACAGACTATTCACCCCGTACGCTGCAATGCAAAGAGAATACGACATTCAAGTAGACGTATCACAAAAACCACCTGAGTGGATTAACATAGATTTTAGCGTTTACGATGTAGTTATATTCAATAGATGGATTTCAGTTGCACAATATAACATATTTGAAAAATTAAAAGCGTTAAACATACCTACAATTTGCGATGTAGATGACTATTGGGTTGTGCCTAAATCAAATCCAGCATATAGGGTGTACAAACAAATGATTAAGAATGCGACAAAGGATGCAATATACAACGCTACTCATATCACTTGTTCAACTTCAATACTTGCTGAGAAAGTAAAAGAGATAAATAGCAACATTACTATTTTACCGAATGCTTTAGATTTAACCCAAGACCAATGGAATTTTGAGAAAGCAAAGAATGAGAAGTTGACTATCGGTTGGGTTGGTGGTATCACTCACCTTGAAGATTTAAAACGTGTAGGTAATAGCGTTAAAAGATTCTGTGAAGAAAACGACGCTATCTTTTATATGGCGGGATATCACACAGAAAGCCACGAATGGCAAATGTGCGAGAAAACTATAACGGGAGAAACTATTTTTAATCGTCCTGATTGGTTTAAAACTATTCGAGGAACTACACCGACAGACTATGGAACTTCTTATTCACTATTTGACTTTTGTATTGCACCATTATGTGAAAGCAATTTCAACCAATATAAAAGCGAATTAAAGATAGTTGAAGCAGCAGCCTATAATTTACCTATCATTGTATCAAATGTCAAACCATATACGCTACACGAGGGAAACAAAGGAGTTATTTTTTCTTACAATACAGAGCAGTCGTGGTATGATAGTCTTTGCCGTATGGCTAAACTAAGCATTGGTGAATTGAATACAGAATACTGCAACCAACATCACAATTTAAAAAGCATTAACCAAACACGCTACGAACTTTTAAAAACATTATGTTTATAAGAAAAAGAAAATCAATTGCAGTAATAAGAGTTCCTTTAACACAAATAGGTGACGGAACTTTTGAATATTTGAATGATTTATCTTTAAAAGAAGATTATCACGTTGTAATATTATTTGAAAATATAGAACGTGTAACTATTGAAATTCTATGCAAATAACCTATAATAGACCATTTGTCACGTCTTACCAAAAAGCAATTTTAGACGCTCCAGAACGTTACACAATAACGGCAGCAGCAACTAAATGCGGTAAAACTGCAAGTCATATTATTTGGATGTTTGAACAAGCCCTACAATTAAAAGAGAATCAATCTGTGTGGTGGGTTGCACCAGTGTATCAACAAGCTGAAATCGCTTTCAGACGTATGAAAACACAAGTCAATGTAAAAGACTTCTTTATTTCAAACGAAAGTAAGTTAACACTTGTTTTACCAAATGGTGCAAGGATTGAATTTAAGTCAGGTGAAAAGCCCGATAACTTGTACGGAGACGATGTATACGCAGCAGTAGTTGACGAAGCGTCACGTATGCGTGAAGAAAGTTGGTTTGCTTTACGTTCTACACTCACAGCTACAAAAGGCAAGTGTAAACTAATTGGTAACGTTAAAGGTAAAAAGAATTGGTTTTATAAACTTGGTGAACGTGCAAGACTTGGTGAACCTGACTATAAGTTCTTTAAGATAACGGCATACGATGCTGCAAAAGAAGGTATATTAGACGTTGAAGAAATAGAACAAGCGAAACGAGATTTACCAGAGTTTGTATTTAAAGAGTTATATCTTGCAGAACCTGGTGACGATAAGTCAAATCCTTTTGGAATAGACAATATTCGTAGATGTTATTCACCTATTAGCAATAGTACACCTATTGCGTTTGGTATTGACTTAGCAAAATACACGGACTGGACTGTGATAATAGGACTTGATAGCGTTAATAGAGTGTGTTATGTGGATAGATTCCAAGCCGATTGGCAACAAACACAACAAAAAATTGTTAATGTAGTTGGCAGAATACCAGCATACTGTGATAGTACCGGTGTTGGAGATCCTATAGTTGAGAATCTACAACGCTTATTACCTAACATAAAAGGTTTTAGATTCACATCACAAAGTAAACAACAACTTATTGAGGGGTTAGTTATGGAAATACAACAAAATTCAATTGCATTCCCTGAATCACCTATCGGGTACGAATTGGAGAATATCGAGTACGAATACACCCGAACGGGAGTAAAATATTCTGCACCAAGTGGACTGCACGATGACTGTGTTATGTCCTTAGCACTTGCAGTAGATTGTAAAAAACATAATAAAAAAGGTATATTTGCATTCGCATAATGATAACAATTAAACATATTCAAGAATTAAAGGAGATAGACCACTATTCACCTTTAGAAAAAGCCATTCACACTATTTGCATAGTAGATGGTAGAGATATTGACGATGTCGAAGAAATGAAAGTTTACGACTTATTCAATCGGTTCAATACAATAATGGATAATTTAAAGTTTGAAGATACTATTCAGCTTAGATTTAAAATTAAAGGTAGGCGATTTAGAATGATTCCTAACGCAATGGAAATGCAAGGACAACACTTCATATCACTTCAACAATTTAATAGCGACGACATGCTTCCAAATTTGCATAGGATAATGGCAATGATGAGTGAAGAAGTAAACATATTTGGTCGACCAAAGAAAATCAAAAACTTAGGTTTGCAATTTGAAGAAGTCAGTAACTTGTTTTTACATTTGCCGTATCAGATTGCACACGGCTACACGCTTTTTTTTTCTCGTCTTTATCCGAAATTGTTGGACGCTACCCAAACTTATTTGAGTCAGATGGTGGAGAATCTCAAGGCAAAAGCAATGGCATACAAGGATGGTTTGAACTCGTAAACGCAATTTGTAAAGGGCAACGTGATAAATGGGATTATATTTTACAGATGCCTATTGTTGAGTTTTTAAACACCGTTGCATTTTACGTTGGTAAACAAAAAGAATTTAGCAAAGATTTACAAAAATGTACCACGTTTGAATCAATGGTGCTTGCATATTTAAGAAATTTAGTTTAGGTTTGCATTGTTCTTCTAAAATACAAAAGTTTTGACTTTTAGCCCTACACAAGTTGTGGGGTTTTTTTATGTCATAAATTAGTGTATATTTGTATTGTTCTTTCAATCGTGCTTTGACCCTCATATTTTTAACCAAGTATGGGGGTTTTTTCATCAAAGCAACAAAATTCACAAAGTGCTAATATATAAGTGTGAGTATAACAGTCAATCAAAAACCCGACGATAACGCACCAGCATATAATGATTTAAATTTTGTCATTACTGAGAGTGATAGTGCTATTTACACTAAGCCAAACTTTAAATTTATTGCCGATGTATTTCAAAATACAACACGAATTGCACGCTTAAAAGCACCTATCTATCCAAATAGCACCAACAAAAGTGTATTTAACATTGGTAGGTTAATTGAAAACTTTGTAACTTTTGATTGGGACATTGACGATACGTCTGTCAGTGGATGTCCGAATAGTTACATAGGCTACAAAGTAAATTTTGGTTACGAATATTCAACGAGTTCTACTTCACCAATTATCGAAGTTAGTGGTGCAACCAACGTCACGGGGTTAACTGCGTATAATATGGCTTTAAACCCTATTGACTTTGTTTCGTTTGACGAAAACGACTACAAAATTAACACTTCAAAGAATGCTGAGTTTTTAACATCATTACGTTCAAAGACAATTTATAAAGGTCAAAAGGATTGGCTTTACTTTTGGCGTGGTAACGCTTTGACTGTAGAAATTAAAACTTACCCAGCAGCCACAACGCAAATAATTTTGTTGAGTGGAATCACGGATTCAGTTTTACGAATCCCAATTATACCAGCAAGTGGTGCAACCTATTTAGAGGTCAAAGCAAAGGGTAGTGGCTCAACAAGTGAAACATACAGAATAGACATAAAAGATGAATGCACAAAGTACGCAAATAATGACGTTTACTTCCTCAACAGATACGGGGCTATTGAGTCATTTCGGTTTAATAGGGTCAGAAAGGATAACTTTACTATACAAAGAAAAACCTACAAACAAACACAATACAGTTTATCAGGTTCAAGTTATTCCTACGAGACAAGTGCAAGAAGTACAAGTAACTACAACACCGAAATAATGCAAAAAATTACACTCAATTCCAATTGGATAACCGAAGAAGAAAGTGTATGGCTCAAAGAGTTGGTAGCTTCACCCTCTATTTGGTTGTTAGACGATGGTGTTTTAAAAGCCATTAACATCACAAACACCGACTATTCAGTAAAAACATTGCTAAACGACAAAGTTTTTAATTTGACAATTGAATGCGATTTGTCATTTGTAGATAAGGTTCAACGTTTATGATAAATTTATTCGTAAATAATACGCTGGTCGATTTAAGCGAAGATTTCGACTTGCTTATAACCCGTTCAATTGCTGATATTAAAAACCCTGAGCAAAGGTCAAGTGATTGGTCAAAGACTGCAAAGATACCAGGCACAAAAACAAACAACATTTTATTCGGTGGTATATTTGAAGTTGAACACACGGTCTTAGGGAGTGGGCAATTTGCACCAAACTTTAACCCAAACAAAAAAGCTGATGTAGTTGTATTGGTCGACGGATTCGAGCAGTTAAGGGGGTTTATACGATTGATTCAAATAAACGTCTTAGACCACGATTTTATTGAATATGAATGTTCACTACACGGACAAACTGCTGACTTGTTTACAACGCTTGGCAATGCTAAATTAACTGAGTTAAACTTTGACGAATACAACCATACATTAACCGATACCAATGTGACTAATTCTTGGGACACTTCAATTGTAAAAAATGGAGGTTCACAAGCGTTTGCGTATGGTGAGGGTTATGTTTACGCACAAATGCTAAACAAGTTTGGTTCACAAAATACCAACACAAGCCAATGGCGTGTTGACGACCACGTGCCGTGCTTATATGCTAAAACTATAATTGACAAAATAATGTCAACTACTGGTTACCAATATACAAGTGATTCTTTTTTTACGACATCAAGATTTAAGCGTTTAATTATACCATACACAAATTATGGTTTTACAAGTGACGATAACGCAATACAACAAAGGTTATTCCAAGCTGGGTTTAATGCTGGAGTAATTGCTATAAATCCAAACGACCTTATTACATTTAACAACGATTCTACTGGTGGGAATTTTGATACTGGTGGTAATTTTAACACTACAACTTATCGTTATGTATCACCAACGGCAGCCAATTTTGATTTCTTTTTAAAAGTAAAAGCCATTGCATCAGTAGGTGTGCCTATACCCACACCAGATTATGGAGTTTTAACGTTTGGACTTTTTAAAAATAATGTACTTGTAAAAACATTTTCGGGAGTTTCAGATAATAGTTCGGATTCGGCTTGGAATTTTGATTATACAGATGTGCAAACCATTCAATTAATTGCTGGTGATTATGTGCAAGTAAAATATTTGAATTTTAAGTTTTTAAATATAGGTTCAGGAAATCCCTTTGTAGATTTATATAACGATACTAAATTCTATAATCAATCGGCAGCAAATCAATTTGCTTATGGTAACGCAATAGATTTTGGTTTATTCTTTAGTGGTGATTATACGCAAAAGGATATGCTTTTAAACTTTGTTAAAATGTTTAACTTGTATATTGAACAAGATATGGACAACCCTAAGAAACTTAGATTTGTACCACGTGACGATTTCTATAATGGCTCAACACAAGATTGGACAAATTTAGTTGACTATTCCCAAAACGTGCAAATAGTTCCAATGGGCGACCTTGAAGCAAACCCTTATATTTTTACATTTAAAGAGGGCGAAGATTTTTACAATAAAGAATATAAGCAAAGCACAAGTAAAATTTATGGTGAAAGGGTTGTGCGAGTAGACAATGACTTTGTAAAACAAGAAAAGAAAATAGAAATTACATTTGCACCTACAATGTTATTATCTTCAGGCAATAGATACTATTCTATTATTTTAAATGGGAATAATGACAAAGGACAATTAAGGTGTTTATATTATAATGGCTTAAAAAACACAACGCCATACGAATTATACAACACTACGTTAACTGGCACACCAAATAAAAACAAATATCCTTTAACGCTTCACATTGACGATACCGACAATATGCAATTTGACCTAAATTTTGGTATGTCGAATTACATTTTAGCAGACAAAGGACTTAAATTCAGCAACCAAAACTTAGTTAATGTTTATTGGTTTAAAACAATTAAGGAAATCACCGACAAAAATTCTAAGGTATTCAAAGGATATTTCCGTATCAATCCGTATCAATGGGCTAACATTCAATTTAAAGACTTATATTTCTTTGAGGGACAATATTGGAGATTAAACAAGGTAAGTGATTACAACCCTTTGCAAGAAGGCGTGTATCTATGTGAATTTCTTTTGGTCACCTATTACGAACCCTCGACTACAAATCAAAAAAATATCGGTGTAGGTGGTAAAGATGTATTAAACGATACATACCCATTCGGCAAACCAATTGGATTCACGGGCGTAACTACTGGGGGCGTAAACATTGGAGATAGCGAATTAGATTCAAAAGACAATATCACGGTAGGAAATGACCACGTTTCGCAAGGTCGATTTGCAAACACTATTTTAGGTGGTACACAAGTAGACATCCCAATTAATTTTGAAAGTGTAACGGCGATAAATTGCGATACTTATTCAATCACAGAATCAAATCGTTTCTATGTAGAAAATTTCCCACAGATGGGTGCCTATAGTTGTGGTGGTAATGTAATTGAAATTGACCACACCGATAGCCCTTACACATCTTTATACGATGACTATTTAATAGTGTGCAATATGACTGGCAACATATCTGTAATTTTACCTGACCCATCAGCAAATAAAGGCAAAATATTTGTAGTTAAAAAAATAGGCTCGGGACATACAATAACAGTAACGGCTGGTGATGGTTCTATTTTAATAGACGATGCAACAACTAACACAATTACCACCGACAAAAAAACACATCAATACATATCAACTGGCACAAAATATTTTGTGATAGTACCTTAAAACAAAAAAATGGCAAAATCAACCGCAGCAATAGAAATCGAAGTAACCCCAAAAGGTGGTGCAACAGAAACCGTAAAAACGTTTAAACAACAATTAAAAGAAGCCAAAAACGAGGCTCAACAATTAGTTGCAACGTTTGGCGAATTTAGTCAAGAAGCATTAGCGGGTCAACAAAAGGTTGCAAATCTATCCGACCAAATGGAAGATTTTAACGACCGAGTAAAAGCCTTAAACCCTGACAAGTTTGCAAAGGTTCAAACGGTTGTAAGTGGAGTTGCAAATGGATTTCAGGCAGCACAAGGTGCAATGGCTTTGTTCGGTAGCGAAAGTCAAGATTTGCAAAAGACACTTGTAAAGGTACAAGGTGCAATGGCATTGGCTCAAGGACTTGAAGGCATTGGCAAAGTACAACAACAATTTAAAACATTAGCGACACAATTAAAAGGCAATGTAACAAAAGCATTTAGCACTTTGAAAGGTTCAATGTCTGCACTTGGTATTGGTTTGCTAATTGCTGCACTTACTTATGTTATTGCAAATTTTGAAAAAGTTAAAAAAACACTTTCCAATTTAATACCAGGATTTGCAGATTTTGCCAATTTTGTGGGTGAATTAGTACAAGGTTTTACCGATTGGTTAGGTATAACATCGGCTCAGGATAGGGCTTTGGATAAACTCAACAAAACAACTGATAAATCAAACGACAAATTAGAACGTGAAATTGCATTACTAAAGGCTCAGGGTAACGAGTTAGGGGCATTTGCAAAACAACGTGAAAAATTAAACAATGATTTAATACAAGCCCGTGCAAATATGGGTAAAAACAACGAAAAGGAATGGGGCAAAATTATTGATGATACTAAAAACGCATTGAAAATTTTATCTATTGAAGAAAAAAACTATATAACAGAACAATCGGATAAAAAAAGTGCAGCAGATAAAGAAGCCGCAAACAAAAGAAAAGAAAATTCAGCAAAAGAAGCAGCCAATGCACTTGAACGTAGGGCAACTTTGTTGGCGTTAAATCAAAGTACTTTAACCGATGTTCAAAAAGCAACCAATGCAGCGTTTGACACTAAAGTCAAAGGTTTAAAAGAACAAGGGTACACAGAGGCTCAAATTTTAAAACTAAGAAATGTTGAACTTGACAAGGCAAGAAAAGAATTTACGGATAAAGAAAGTGCTGAGCAAAAGAAAAAAGAAGATGAAATAAAAGAGAATCGTCAAAAATTTATTGAGGCTGAATTAAAAGCCGTTCAAGATAGATATGAAAAAGAAATTAACTTTATTAAAAT